CGACTGTGGTTTGGCTACATAAAACAACCAAGTCAGGGTTACCTTGATGCACTTCATCAATCATGGCGCTTTTCAGATCCATGACCAAGGCATCATAGTTTTTGTAGTGTGCACCTGTGCCACCGACTTTGATGTCACCTGCACCCACTTCACCTTCGGTCATGACACGGGATTCGTTTTCTTCACGCATTTTTTGCAACCAGCCTTTGTTGACATCTTGCAATTTTGGATTTGCAGCAATGTCTGTGGTGGTGGCAATGCTTGTGCCGTTGAAGCCGATCATGATGCGATCAAGGGCTTGACGCTTGATGATCACGCTACGGAAACGGTTGTAAAAATCTTTGAATTTCGCCCATTGATCCAGTTTTCGATATTTAATTGAGGTATCGAAGTTGGTCTGACGGCAGAAGTAAAAACGCTCATCCAAGTTGGTCGGATCAGTCGCTTGACGGTCTGTATTGTCTGTGTTGGTACGTGAAGCAATCGGGCGTGTAATGCTCAAACCAACTGCCGAACCTGATTGTTCATTGACCACGAAAATATTAATTTTTTGTAAGAACGCTGATGATTGCTGGATGCCTTCTTCAAGTTTTTGCTGGATCGATGGTTCAACATTGAACTTTTCGCTTACAGTTTTTACGCCGTTGAGCTCAGCCAGTTGAGTCATTGCTTGGTTGTACTTAAATCGTGTTTGCGGTTGCATGTTGTGCTCTCTTCTTAAATGTACGATATGCGGTAAATCAACTACTGCTTAGTAATCGACCGTTTCTTTGTACTGGCTGTCGTTGGACTCAGGACGTGACGTGAACTGTGGCTCTTTATCTAGCTTCGATTTGAAATCTTTAAATTCCGCTTCAAGCTGATTGTGCTTTTCAAGCAGTTGGCTGTGTGCCTCACCTTGGCTCGCTGTTTGTTCAGCAATAGCCATAATCGCTTGTTCGTTTTCGCTAAAACTTTGTTGATTTTGTTGCTGTTGCTGCTCTGTCTTTTTGAACAGGTTTTTCACCTTTTCGACCAAGTCACCTGTGAATGATTTTTGTTCTTTGACTTCTTCAAATTCCAAGCTGACTTCTTGTGAAGCAGTGAAAATGTTGTCAGGGTTTTGCTTGCGATCGGCAAGTGGATTGACTTTTGCAGTTGATGCGAATTGAAGCATCTCTGTACCGAGTGACGCAGGGCTATCGGTGACAGCCAAACCAACCAAATAGGCTTTTCCAGTTTTGGCAAAGTTGCGATCAACTTCGATAGATGAATAGACTTTTTGACCACGTTTGTTCAGTTCGATTAGGTTGGCATTCGGCTTGATTTGAACAAAAAGAGCGTCTTTTTGTTCGCCGTCAATTTCGACTTTTTCAGTCTTGACTGCGAGTACATCACCATATGCACCAAATGAGCTGTCAGGGAATGCACTGCGGATATGCTCAACATTGACACGAGCGCCGTAAGTGTTTGGGTTATAAGATTCAGCCATCTGAATGATCCATTCAGGTTGAATCTCTCGTCCGTCTGTCGTGTCGCCAGCCACTGCGACTCGGAACCAGTTTGATTTGTATTGCTTCGGCTGTATTTTATCAGTCATTCTGCTGTACCTATTTGGATGCCTTTGGGAAGGGAATTCGGCATGAATCAATAGGTGCAGAATGGGCAATGAAGCGATTGGGGCGCAATACGTTGCGGTTGTAGATGAGCTGTTTACAACTGGGCTCGGCTGTTAAATAGCAAACGACCTGCCAATGTTTGCGGATAAAGCAAAAGTTATCCGCAGGCTATGAACGATCTCACCCAACTCGCCAATCTCGAACTGATATTCGACAATAAGCTCAAGGCAAAATTTCTATTTTGGCTTGGCTGGAAAATTGTCGATATTGCAGAAGCACTCAATGAAAATGAGCGCACTGTGCAAGCATGGAAAACACGAGAAGAGTGGGATAAAACCAAGCCTGACAGTCGTGTTGAAGAAGCGCTGACTGTTCGCTTGATGACGCTGACTTTAAAAAATAAAAAATCTGTTCAAGAAAAATATGAAAATGAAATACCTCCAAAAGTGAAAGATTATATTTTAGATGAATTATATCAGAAAATTTGTCATTACGAAGAAGACGATTTCAAATACA